AATCCCACAAACACCAAACCGTTGACCCTCATTGACCTGACTGATTGAGCGCGTCTAGCGTCCCATCACAACTGACACCATCAGAGCGCACAGAGGCGTTCACTAGCCCTTGCAGGAATCTGACCCCTACTCTGGGAACACTCGGTAACGAGGGTAGACGCTCACGCATTGTGAGCGATCAGCGTTCCCTAACGCAAAGGCGACTGGTTATCCACCGAACAAAACTAGACAGGCTTCCAGAGCGAGACATCGCCAAATAGTGGGGGACACAAACCACACGCGCAACCCATGACAAACGACGACAACCGAGCGGTGCCCTTCCGCTTGGGCGTCAGCATCACTTGACCTTGACCTATGCTCTTGACATGAGCGGAAACCCAATCTACGGAAGCAAACGATGGAAAGAACTTAGGGCCCAAGTCCTCGCAGAAGAACCCATCTGCCACTGGTGCCGAAAGAAACCCAGTAGCCAAGCCGATCACGTTGTCGAGTTAGCAGCCGGGGGCGACCCATACGACAGATCAGGAATAGTTGGATCTTGCGCCAGTTGCAATGCCAGACGCGGTGCAATCTTCGTCAATACCAAAACAGCCCGACGAATACAAGAACGCAACAACGCAACCAACGCGACGACCAAACCATCCGAAAAAAGAAAAACGGAAACACCGTTTTCTTTTTCAGACAAACAATCCACCCCGAGCCCCCACTTTCAAGATATATCGAAACGGAAACCGAGCCGAACCAGCGAGATTGAAGAGGATCTGCCAGAAATCGGCAGGGCTTTACCAAGATTGATCACCCCTTATGAAGCAGCTGGTGACTATGTCGCATCTGTGGAGGCTTTTGCCGAGCGCGTGTACGGCGTCAAGTTGATGGAGTGGCAGAAGGTCACTCTTGCCGGGCAACTTGCTTATGCGACGCCTGAGGATCGTGAAACTGGGACTTTGATTCACAGGTCGTCTTTGACAACGTCGGCTCGACAACAGGGTAAGAGTGTGGCTCTCAGAATCTTGGCCTCGTGGTGGGCCGTCCAAATGGCCGCGATTCGAGGCGAGCCCCAAACCATCATGTTGGTCGCTAACGAGTACCAGCGCGCCGCCGATTTGTTTATGGATATCGCTGAACCGATGGTTGAGTTGTTTGGTGCCAAGTTGATGAAGTCTTATCAGCGTCAGTCGTTGGTGTTCCCTGACGGAACAACGATTCGTTCAGCAGCTGCGACCGCTGGAAAAGTCGGCTACTCGGTAGACCTTTTGCTCATTGACGAAATTTGGGCGATCAGTCCGCAGGTTGTGTGGGGCGCGTTAAAACCGAGCCAAGTCGCTCGAAGAAGCCCTCTATTTTCCTGTTGGAGTACGGCAGGCGATACTGGTTCAGAAGTGATGATTTCTATGCGTGAGGGAGCGATCAACTCAATTGACAAGGGCGAAAAATCGCCAATGTTTTTTGCGGAATGGAGCGCGCCAAGTGGCTCGCCTGTTTCGGATCGCCGATTTTGGCCGTGGAGTAATCCCGCGCTCGGTACGACCGTGTCATGGGAAGCCCTTGAGGACGCATACAAAACTTTGCCTAGTTCGGAATTTGTTCAGCAACATCTCAATATGTGGCAGGGCTCAACTCAATCGTGGATTCCCAACATTTGGCACGATCTCGTTTCCGAGGTTGCAATGCCACCGGGTGGAATCCTTGCGGTGGATTCGAGCCTTGATGACCAGAGATACTGCGGAGTTAGGGCCGTCCAACATGACGGCCGCGTAATCGTGACTACCGAATTTGTGGTTGATTCTCAAGCCCAAATGTGGGCTGAAGTCAATCGCGTTATGCAGGATCGGGACGTGCAACTTCGAGTCAACCCAACCATCCATCCCAACGTGCCACCCGATTTTGCTAGGCGCACTCAGATCGTTGGATATCGCGAAATGAAAACGGCGACACCAATGGTTCGGTCAATGATTATTGAGGACAAGTTGCGTCACACTGGCGAAAACTCTTTGGCTGAACACGTCACGCGCGCGGTCATGGTCAAACTGTCTGAGGGTGCCGCACCGTTGTCTAGTCAGAAATCACCCGGTCCGATTGAGTTGGCGCGTTGCATGGTTTGGGCCGCAGCTGAAGCAGGGCGTCCAGTCAGGTCATCTAGGGCTGCTTTTGCTTTTGGCTGAGGGTACTTAACACAGGACAAAAAGTGTGAGAGAATCGCTAGTGATGGCTCTTTTCGGTAGCAAGAAAGTTAATGCGACCCCCGCGTTTGCGTCTGTTCCCGTTCAGGCCGCCGCAGGTGCGGCCTCGCAGGTAGGCGAGTATTATGCGTACTCTGTCGGGGAGTTGCAGAGGCTCGCTCTATCTGTGCCTACCGTTTCGCGTTCCATTCAAATGATTGCGTCCATGGTCGGCTGCTTAGAACTGAAGCACTATACGACCCAGTGGACTGGCGAAGAATACGAAGAGATCTATTTGGAAAACGAGTCGTGGATGGATCAGCCCGATCCGCGCGTCACTCGAAACTTCATTTTCTCGCAACTAGTCAGTGACCTAATGCTGTGGGGTCAGGGGTTTTGGTACATCACCAGCCGATCCTCCGCGACAGGCCGTCCGCTTTCGTTTGAATGGCTACCCGCGTCAATGGTCAGTCTGGGCGACCAGCAAACCGCACAGCGTTTCGGCCCATCAAATGACATCATGTTTAACGGTGTGCAACTAAACACTGATGACGTCGTGCAGTTCTTGGCACCGACTCAAGGACTGCTTTACACAGGCAACCGTGCCATCATGACGGCGATCAAATTGCAGCAGTCCGCCGACCGTTTTGCAGTCAATGAGATTGCTGCCGGGTGGCTTCAACAAACCGACGCATCCGAACCAATGTCCGCTGAAGATCTAAGTGAACTCGCAGCTGCTTGGCGTAACGCTCGTCAAGTTGGGGCTATAGGCGCGCTCAACAGCGTCGTCACATTCAAGGAATATTCAAGCGACCCGAACAAACTCCAACTTGTTGAGTCGCGCCAGTTCCAAAGTCTTGAATTATCGCGTGCAACGGGAATCCCACCGTACCTTTTAGGAATCGGGGTGCCCGGTTCGTACACATACCAAAACGCGCAACAAGCACGCCAAGACCTTTACCTGTTTGGCGCAAAACAGTACATGGACGCAATTGAGCAGACACTCAGCATGAACCAAATTTTGCCCCGCGGACGGTACGTCGAATTTGATGTTTCTGACTACATCTACGAAAACGATTTAGGGAATGTTGAGCGCGAACCGTCCGCAACAGAACGAACATCTGAGGAGATTTCATGATTCGCTTTCACGCAGAAATTCCGACACTGGATTTTGCAAAGTCAGAAGATGACGCACCCGCGTCTATCTCTGGTATCGCTGTCCCGTGGGCACCAACTACAGCAGTAGTTTCAGGTGGTCAAAAGGTCGCGTTTGCTCGCGGTGCTTTTGATGTCAATCAGAAAGCCGCCAAACTTATAGAAGGACATGACTTAGGTCAGTTACGTGGCACAGTTAACGCGTTGGCCGATATGGAAGAAGGCTTGGGCTTTACCGCAACCTTTGCCCGCACGCGCGCCAGTGCTGACGCAGTCGAGTTGATTCGCTCGGGTGCGTATGACGCAGTGTCCGTAGGCGCAGAAGTTCAGGAGTCGCACTACGACAAAGAACTTAAAGCCACCGTTGTGACCCGCGCCAATCTCGTTGAATTGTCACTGGTCGCCGTACCAGCGTTTTCGGGCGCAGAAATACGCGACCTAGTTGCCCAAGCCGACGAACCCGACGAAGAAATCCCAACAGAAACAACCCCAACACCATCCGAGGAGGATGAAACCATGTCAGAACCCACAACCGTTGAAGCCGCCGTAGCGACTCAACCGATCTATGCAACCGCCAAGCGCGAATTCAAATTGCCGTCCGTCAGCGAATACATCTCAGCATTCGTTCGTGGCGGAAGCGATTTCGCACAACTCAACGAAAACATTCGCGCCGCCGCGCCGAACGTGACCACGCCTGATCTGCCCGGTGTGATCCCGACTCCCATCATTCAAAATGTGGTGAACACGTTT